TCTTTCATGACGGTGGCCACGGTGGCCAGGTCTGCTGTGGTGAATTCTACTTCAGGCGGCCACCAGCCGGTTGTGACTAACAGTTCTGCTAGTTGTCGCCGGTAGGTGCCGCTTCGGTAGGGTTTTCAGGCTCTTGGCTTACAACGTCAATGCTGTGCAGCTTCTTGATGAAGTCGTCAAACGCGGCTGGAACCGTGATGCCGTGAACCTTGCAAGCCTCGTACGCCAGGTACGCCAAGTCCTCAACGCCGATGCCTTGAGCTAGATCGCTGGCTTTGCGCCGAAATTTGCGTTCCCATTGGGTTACCACCCACAGGTTTGTGCTGACTTCGTGCGTGTCGGCACCAAGGTCGACGCGGATAGTTATTTGCATGTCGGGACTCCTATGTCTAGACGGTTGTATCGACCGAGTATGTGCCGCCCACGAAGGTCACGTCGACGGTGGACAGTTCGCCCATGGTGGCGTTGATGACTGGCAGTTCAGCAAGAAACGCGCCGGTAAGGATAAAACCAGGGTTTGTGGCGCTGTCAGGCGGTGCTGCTGGCTGTACGCGCACCGTGGTCGTGGTGCCAACCAGCGATGCAAGCGTGGCGTAGGTTTCGGTCGCCGCGTATGACATGTACAGCGACAAGGTGACTTCGTGGTTGCCGAGGCCTGCAACGTACTTGCGGGCTGTGTCACCAAACGCGGTCGACTCAAGCTGATCGAAACGGTGCGTGAATGTGGCCGCAGTGCATTGGTCGGACAAATCGACGCTGTTGACGGTCACGACTGGGTTTGACAGGTAGGTGCTGGTTGCCATGGGCTACTCCTGGGCGCTGGTGGCGTCGGGTGCCGCTTTTTTGGATACTTTAGCCTTTGCAGGCTTGTCAGGTGCAGGTTTCTTGTCGACTGGTTCAATGAAACCGCCGTCGAGCAATACGCCAAGGTTGACCCATGCTGCAGGCTCGTATGTTTCGCCTGGTGTGCCGACGCGTGGGGATACGACGCGGTACTTCATGCTGTTTGTGCCTGCATGCTGATGAGTATGTCATAAGCGGGGTAGTCCTGGCCGCCGATTGACACCACGGTTGGTTGGCCTGATTTCACGGCAACGTTTTTGGCTAGCACTTTGGCGACGATGCCGAGGATGTCGCGCAGCGCGTCAAGGTTGCCAGGGCCGCTGCCAATCACTTTCACGGGGAAGTCAAGGCGCACGATGTTGTAGTTCCAGGCGTCAAATGTGGGTGCGTCAATGAACACGCAGCTGGTGGTTATGTGGCGCGGGTCGATGGCTACTGGCAGGCCGCTGATGGTTGCCAGGGTGGTGCGCAAATCGTCGATTGCCTCGTTAAAAAGGTCGGTGTAGGTCATTAGGCGACCTGTGGGCGGTTAATACCTAACAGCTGCATCACCATGGGGCTGAGGCCGGTGCTTGGTGGTGCGCCCATGCCGTCAAATGATGCGAGGCTGGTGAATGAGCCTTGCTGACGGAAGTACGCGGCACCAACCATGATTGTGCCGAGGGTGACGTCGCCGCCAGGGCTGGTGGTAAGGCTGTCCTCGAGGTAGCCCGCTTCAACACGGCGACGGTACGCAAACGCGTTGGCTGCGGCTGCGCACTGTGTCAACAGTGTTGCTGCACCGGCGCTGGTTAGCGGGATTTGCAGGTAGTCGCTGATGTTGGTGCCGGTAATCCAGGTGCAGGTTTGTGTCCAAGTCAACGTGCCGGTTGGTACTGCTGTTGACCATTCAAGGTCATCGCCTGCGTCGTAGAACAGCACTTGGTTAGCGCGTGGCACGTTTGCGTCGTACAGCCACTCGCCATCGTTTGTTTCAATGCCGATGAACGCGTATTGCGGGCAGAACAGGACGGTGTGTGTGCCGTTTAGCCCATGGCCAAGGCCAGCCAATGTGATTGACTGACCAGGCTCTATGGGTGTGTCTGTAAGCGTTTGTACGACCGCGTAATCGTCGAGGCGTTGATGCGCTATGACTGTGTAAACGGCCACGGCCGCCGCCTTTCCTAATTAGGCAATCTTCGACATGACCCGACCTTGCTATTCGGGTCAGTTGACGACGATGTACTTGACCTGGTCGCTGTCGGCGATGAATGTTGCGACGTAGCCGTAGTAGCTGAACGTGCGGCCAAGGGTTGACGGCACTTCAACCGACATGATGCCCTTGACTTGCTCGTAGAACTCGATGGCGGTGCCTCGAGCGACGAACAACGAGCCATTGGCAAAATTGCGGTCGGCGACAAGATTGAGGCCAAACGGGTTGAACGTGTTTGCCACGGTGATGTTTGCCTGGCCGATGCCGTTGACACCCATGAGGCCCGCCGCGCCTGCGTACGGGAAGATTGGGCGCTTGTCTACGTCAAGCTGTGAACCGAGTTTGCGCCACACATCGGGAGACACAAACAGGTGATCGGGCAGGAAGTTTGTGGCGGTGAGGATGTCGGTGGCTGCGTCGTACAACGCGCTGATGAGCGATGATGGGTCGTTGGCCGTAACTGTCCAGGTTGAACCGGATGCTGATGCACCGTTGGTGATGGCATCGGCCGCGATGTCGTCGCTGGCCAGCATGTATTGGCCAACAAGGTCGCGCAGGATAATTTCCATTGCACCAGGGCTGGTGAAATCAATGTCCTGCACCGACAAAGTGACCTGACCAGCAAGCGTGGTCTTGGTGACGACGTTTGAGGCAATGACTGGCGTGGTGGCCGACACAGGGTTCAGTTCCGGTGTCTGTGCAGCAACCGACGGGTGCGTCGTCCACGTTGGGCGGATAAACGTCTTTTGGCTACCGCCGTCTGGCATTGCTCGAGCGCCGACGGCTGCAACTACAGGGCGGATGTAGTTGAGATCGTCAAACACGGGGCCGAGAACCGGCACCGGCAAAAGGCCAGGCGTGTCAGTAGTCAGGGTGTCACCTGCTGCGGCCTGCAACGCGGTCTGACGTGACTTCGCGGCCTCAATAAACGCGTCGTTGACCTTGCGGTAGGTGTCGCCGCCAACGTGAAACGCGGCAAGGTACTCGCCTGCGGTTGGCATGCCAAAGTTACGCTTCGGCTGTGCGGGAATTGGTGCGGTGGGTGTTGCCGCTTCGATTTCGACGGACTTTTCTGCTTCCACGACTGCTGTTTCCTTTGGGTTTGTAGTGGATGAAACTGCGTCGGGAATTGTTGCGGCCGAAGCCGCGACATCTGTGATAGTAGCACCGGCAAAGGCGGGGATGGGTACTAATGACAATTCCATCCAATCTGCCGCTGTGACGACCATGATGTCGCCATCCATGTCGTACTCGGTGGGGTTGACACCCACGGACACGCTATCGATCACGCCATCTTTGGCTAGCTCAAGCGCGTCGTCGCCTGCAGCGGTTTTGCTGACCTTGGCGGTGAACAGCATGCCCTCGTCGGTGTCAACGCGGCCTGTGACAAGGCCGACAGGTTGGCTGGCGTCGTGGTACATGAACAGCTTGGGGGCTTTGCCGTCAACGGGCAGGGCGCCAGGGCGGAACATGACCTGGGTACCGTCTGAAACGGTGGCGGTCACGTTGTACGGCACCGCAATTCCGCTGATTGTGCGGCTCGGGGTGTCACCGGCTGCGTCAAGGGTGACTTGACTGCCCGAGAAGCTGATAATGCGCACCGGCGACGACAGGCGCACAACGTTGCTGGCGTACATTTCGTCGTCGTCCTCTTCGACACTTTCTTCAATTTGATCAAGGTCGCCGCCTGGTTCAATGCCTTCTTCTTCGCTTATAGCAACCATTTGGTCAATGGCGGCTTGGCGCGTTAGGTGGCAGCCATGCAGTTCGGTTTGGTCGTTGTACACGCTGACAACGGCGTAGCCTGCGCATTCCTGTGACTTTCGCGTGATGTAGTACGGCATTATGCAATGTTCTCCTGTGTGTTTTCCTGCACCGTGATGTCTTCACGGGTCATGTTTGCGTCGTCGATTTCGCCAAGGTATTCGTCGGTGTTGAACTCAACATAGGTGCCGTTCGGCAGGATGCTGTTGGCCGACAAGGTGCTGGTGATGCACTCGGCGTAGGTTTTGGTGCCGTATAGCCACAAATCCACGCGGGACTCGCGGCTGTTCGTGTAGGCGTAACTGCCGGTCGGAACACCGAGCAGGTACGGCGGGATGTTGCAGATTTGTGCCATTTGCAGGGCGCTGAATTGCGCTGACTCGATTAGCAGCATTTTGTCCGGTGTCGCCGTGGTTGGCTCGTATGACAGAAATTCGTTCAGCGCGGCGGTTTGGTTGGTGACGCGTGCCGCGTTGAACGCGGCCGCTAGGTCGGCAAGCTCTTGCGCACTAAGCGGTTCGCCGCCGGTTTGCTTCAGGATGCCCGACGGGATAGCGGTGTTTGCGTTGCGATAGCGGGCGTCCTCAATTTTGAGCGCGGTGGCGATGGCTTGTTCGCTCGAGTAAATGACACCTTGCACAGGGCTGATGAATTGCACCAACAGTGACGGGTCAATTTCGCCACCTTGGAAGAACACAGCATTAGACGGTGCAAACCACACAGGGCCAACCTGATCTTCGGTTGTGATTGAACCAGCCGGTAGGCGTGTGTATGACGCGGGGTATCCGTCTTGTGTGCGGCTGGTGATGTACCAAAACGCGCGGCCAAAGAAGAACAAGTCGTCAAATGTCCACGCCATGAGCGTCTCGTATGGAATGGACGGGTCAGGTCTGCGCAACCATGAACGCGGCGCCAGGTCTTCATAAATCATTTGGCGGTTTTGGTCATCCCAACGTTCACGGTACATTTTCAACGGCATCGCGCTAATGACCGATGCGTGCAGGTCACGCGCTCGAGAAATCGCAGGCACCTGCATTGCGCGGTTACGCGCCTCACCCTCTTGGTAGCTGTAATACTGCCCAACCATGTTCAGGCCAGCGTTTTGACCCGAGTACCACGACATGTTCACACCAGCAGCCGCCGCCTTAGCCGGTGCGGCCACGGGGCTGATCTGTGCTTTGGTTTCTTTTCTGCCAAACAAGGCCATGACTGTCTCCGATTTTGTGGTGCCTACCTGTAGTCCCGACAACGCCAGGCAGGCACCTACTTTGCCATGCTAGGTCAGTTGGCCACCACCATGATGGGGCGTTGACTAGAAACTGGTTTCGATACCAGGCTGATTGCCCACACTGCGCACCGCGCCAATTCGATGACGCCTGGCGATTTTTGTGACGACAGGACGAAACCTTGCGCGGTTTTGACACCTACGGCGCGGGTGACATGTTCAGCCAGTAGGCGGTGGCCGCTGTGAATCACGCGGCCCTCGGTAATCATCGAACGCACCAGTGAGGTGTAACGCAGTAGTTCGCCGTAGCCGACCGTGGTAAATCGGCGGTTCAGGTTGGTTGGTAGGTGCAGCTCGAGCGTCGGTGTGACAGCCAACGTGACAGTTTTGTCAGCCATGACCTGCTCAACAGCCGTCCACATGGCGTCTTCAGTGTCCACCACGAACGCAACGTCAACCATGACGCGGCCGTCAACGGTGGCGGCCCGCACCCCAACATAGCGGGCCTCGTCGATGCTGCTGTCCACAGCCAGCACCCCACCGGCACCCATCGGCAGTGTCGTCTTGTGTTTCTCCCATTCGCCAGGTTCCAGCCAGGCACCGCGGGCGGTGATCCACTGGTTTAGGTGCGCTCGAGCAAAACTTTCATGCTTTTGGGCGGCCTTTAAGGCTGCTGTGGTGATGGTGTACCCAAGGCTTGGGTTGGCGTAGCCCCAATAGTCGGGGCCGGACATATCGGCGGGCATTGACCACTCGGCCAAATACAGGTCGGACACGGTGCCAGCCTCAATGTCAGCCAGCGCCTTTTCGCGCATATTAATCATGGCTGTGGATGACGCGTCACCGGCGGTTGACCAGCACGACAGCAGCGGCGACGGGCGGGCAATCATGGACGGCCGCAGCGCTTCGTCTAGGACGGCCGCGGCAATGTTCCACAGTTCGTCCACGACGATGAGGTCAAATGAGCCACCGTGTAGGCGTGTCGTCGCGGCCCTAATTTGCCAAGACGATTGCCCAATTTGCACCTGTTTGCGACCGATGGCTTGCAGCTGTTTGCCGTCGAAGTACTCGACTAGTACGGGCGCCAGGGTGCTGAAGATGGCTTCGGCTCGATCCAACTGGTTAGCCGTCGACAACACGTTCACAGGCCGCCCAACCATCGCCGCATAGTCGGTAACAAACCAACCAATCAGCGCGCACAAGGCCACGCTTTTGCCGTTCTGTCTTGCGGTGCTGACAAGACTTTCACGAAACACGAACCGGTCATTGTCATCGACTTGCAACTGCCCACTAAGGGCATACACCTGCCACGGAAACAACTTGACACGCAAATACTTCGCTGACCAGGCAGCCACAAGGTCGCCGTAATGTTTTCCCCCCAACGTCGCCGTGGCCAGTCGTGGAAGTTCGCGGCCAGTCGGTGCTAGTTCGGGCTGGTCGGTGCTGATCGAAGCCAGTTCGGGCTGGTTCGCAAGATATTGAGAAACAGG